ATATTTATATACAGGTAAAAGTCTGGTGGTTGGAATTGATTTGAATCTTGACATACACATTTCAGTAGGATTAAAATTTTTGTTGTCATAAAGAATATCTTCAAAAATCTGATTATCACTAAGCATACCATACCCCACAGAACTTAATACGGATTCCTTATAACCAATAGCAACTGCGAGAGGTTTGTTAGATAAATCAAGTTGATCTAAGTCATCAATTCCGACAATGATTGATTTAGCTTCAGGAGAAGAAGCACTTTCATCTACAATTTTTTTAACAATTTTCTTAGTTTCACGAATTTTTTTAGGAGAAATACCAGGGGTAATTTCATTTAAAATTTTAAATACTTCAAGAAAATTATCAGTCGCTATTTCTGTAATTGGAATATCATTGCCGTTCTTTGTTGTGATAACGCGGTTGATTTCATTTAAATTTTCTTGATTTTCCTTATAGCTAATAAAAATAAAATGTTCTTCAATATTTTCTAATTCGTCAGATGTTAAACATGATAAGAAGTCAGTAATGATTGACTGAATATCTTCATCTGTAAAAGAATAACCCATAAAAATAATTGGTGATTCAGAAAATAGGATCAAAAGTTTTGCAATAAATAATTTTCTGGATTCATTAAATTCATCATAATCTTTTTCCGTGATCATAATAGTATTAGCATCGTTTGCAGAGCCATGAATTTTATAGATTTCTGCGATATTATAACTATCCTTAGAAAATAATTCATGCTGTCTTGTAAAAACAGTGTAATCATCTGGAAAAATATATTTTTCTAAAAATAAGTCATAGTTTGTTGTAATAACAGCAGAAATTTTGTTCTTTAGTTTTTTAAATTCTTCTAATTCTTTTAATAATTCTGGATTGCGGTTAAGCTTCATTTTCTTAAAATAGTTAGCAAGAAACATTTTATATGGAGATATTCCACGCTTTACCCAACTAGGGTTTCGGATATTCCCAACTTTCAATTTTATTTTGCGGTCGTAAAATGCGTTATTATATTCTTTTTCAATTACGGTTCCAAGAGCTGTATTTATTTCAAAATCGGAGAAACCTTGACGTTTAAAGGTATCAACATATTTTTGAAATTGAAAGTCATCTTTACAGAACTGAGAAAAGGATAATTTAAGCAATTCATTCCAGTTAGGATATTTCCAAAGATATCTCTTGGAAATACCAGAGCCAATAAATAATACTGGCATTTTATTACTATGGGAAATTTTATGTAAAATTGTATCCATACATTATTCTCCTATGTGAAAAGTGTTATAAAGTAACTTTGTCAGACTCTGACAAAATTATTTTGCATAAAATTATATAAATGCAAAAAGAGCCTTGGAATAGATATTATCCAAGGCTCTTTTACGGCCGATCATCAGCCATTCGCTAAAATATAAGATAGTTTCTTGAGCCTTGTCAAGTATTCTTGTTAAAATTATTGAAAATTGTTACTGGATTTTTATTATTTGGATAGCTGGTAGCTGTTTTTTTAAAAAAAATTATGAATCATGCTTGTTTTTGCATAGTTTCTTTCATTTTTAAAGAAATCCTGTATTGATCGGCATCAGGAACTTCGACAAATTCTACGGTTTTATCAAAATTATTTTTGACAACATCTTTAATTTCATCCAGAGAAACTTTAAAAAATTCTCTTCGTTGGTTTACAAGATTTAATTTTCGATCTTCAAAAGCTTTATGTAATTTTGCTTCCAGAGCTGGAGCATCTTCTGAAAATATCATAGCATGTACATCAAATTTGAAAGGAACAGAAGCATCACCAAGTTCATCAACTCGTTCCTGAGGATTTAATCTTCGTGTCATTCCGATTTTATATATTCCTTCGCCAAATGATCCAATGTTAGAAATTACATATACATATCCAGCTTTTTGGTTAGCTTCTCTATAGTCGATATTTTTGATTTTGGTATCAATGTCAGATAAAGACTGTATAATTTCCTCTTTCTTTTTATTTAAATCTTCAGTATCTTCATCAGAAGAAGAGGATAATTGCTTATTAATATTAGAAAGGGCCTGTTCATAATGTTTACGTTCTTTATCAATATTTTTGCGTTGTTCCTTAAGTTCTTTTTGCAATCGTGCTTCTTCACGTTGTTGGGCTCTTAATTCGGCTTTTTCTTCTTTCTCACGTTGCTTTTGAATCTGATATTCCAATGATAATTGAAGCTCTTGGATTTTTAGATCATAATAGTCGGAAGTTATGGAAATAGCCATTGTTACTCCTAATTTAGCAATTGCATTAAAGCTTCGTTCCATTTTTTTAACAGAGGAATTGTAGTTATTGTATTTTATCTTATTAATAATTTCATCGCACTCACTGTTAAATGCACGGAGCAATAGTTTTTGCATGTCCTTTATCATTTTGCGTCCTCTGACGACACTTCCATTGACTTGCCAGTCGGCACTACCAGATACCGCAGACCCGTCTTTGATCATGGCTTTTTGCATATTGCGTATATTCGTAAGTTCTGCTTTATAAGAATCCGCATTAAGAAAAGAATATCGCGGTTCATATAATCCAAAGTTTTGAACTAAGATTTCATCAGAAAATGTGATAATAGATTTCTTTAGTCCTTTTATGGTTGAATTTAATTCATTGATTTCATCATTGTATGCAACAATAAGTGATTTTTGTTTAGTAATTTCAGACATATATTTGTCATATTGTTCTTTTAATTTCTGTTCTTGCATTACTTTTTGATGTGCAAATTCAACCTGAGATTCAGCAATCTGTTTTTTTAATGATTCTAGATCTTGCATTTCTGGAGTGAGTAATGATTCCAGTGCTGCTTTTTCATTTTCAAGAATAGCGATTTTTGCTTCCATTTTGGAATTGGTATTTTCTAATTCCTGAATCTTATCATTTAATTCGTTGTTTCCAAATATTGAATTTAACAAACCCATTATACCCCCCCTGTATTCTATGTTGACATTTTCCTGTGTGTTATTTAAGTATTTGATTCGAAATCAGCTAATAGGATTGATTAAAAAGCTCTTCAGGTATCCGATCGAAATCAGGGAGTTCTCCAAAAGGATCTTCAGGAGGTTCTAAAGCTAACTGCTCATTACTCTCTGGATTCGAACTAGGAGGATAAAGTTCCTGATCCCAGTCCTGTAAGAAGCCTTGATCGTAAAAAATAGATTTATTTCCAGATATAGGGCAATATCGTGCGTTAGTTGGTAAGATCGTATTGTAGATGCAATTACCGATATAATTACAATTGCCGATACATCGGTTTACAAGGCAGGATCCACAAATCTGGCAATATTCACCCTGGATATTCGTTTGTTCGTTTTGACATCTTGGACATCTAATCAATTTTTTAGAAGTATAAGTTTCGAATTCTTTATATATCATGTCTCCGTCACCCCATTTCAGTGTGTTTTTATTGCCGCAGATAGGGCAATATTTTCCATATTCTTGAAGTAAAGTTGCGCCACATGTTCGGCAGTAATATTTATAGATGAAGTCGTAATAATATTGAAGAAGCTGATTATCATATTCATCTTCAATATTTATGTGAGATATCCATTTTTCATAAGCACGAAAACGATGTGTAGCTGCATTACTTGATATCTTACAGAAAGTTTTAAGTTCATTGATAGTAGAGACTCTGAACTTAAACAAAACAACATGAGGAACAAGAATTAATTGTGCGAAATAATCAGCTTCTTCTTCAAGATAGTTATAGGTAGAATCGCTTAAGCCATTTCGAAAAAGCTTATTATATTTGTAAAATTCATGATGCCTCAATACTATATGCCCTAACTCATGGGCTAAGTTCCATCGAACTCTATTTGAGTGAAGAATGTTAAAATCTAAGTCATTATAGTAGATGGAGTAACGTTTGTTTCCATCCCAGACAGCATAAGAATCTTTTGTTTCTGCATTTATAATTAACTCTTCATAAGTTATATTATGCTTTCGAATTTGACTACTATAAGTAATTAATTTGACATTATTCATTCCTCTAATAATATTTCCAATTTTAACAGGTACGCAAGGCTGTCCGTATTTTTTTAAAATTGAAAGTACACGATTTTTAATTTCAGCCCTGCGATTACTCGATATCTCCAGAATCATCTTCATCCCAATTATATTCATCAAAATTTGCTTTTAAAATGTTCATTAGTTTTGCTTGGTCTTTTGCAGACATCTTACTTTTTTCTCTTTGTATGATAACAAGATCTTGATCAAAATGCTGTTCATTAGAAGTTGAGTTTGCTTCATTATTCCAACCCATTAAATATGCAGGGGTGACATGGCAAAGGTTTGCAACAGCTTCTATTTTGTCTGATGGTATGTTAGTAATAAGATTATTTTCATATTTATATAAAGTTTGTTTTGACACATTAATTTTAGCTGCAAAATCAACTTGGCTCATTCCCATCCTTTTTCTTGATAGTTGTATTCGTTCTCCTACAGTCATTAATATCATCTCCTTTCTGAATAATTTTATGTTATCACAAAAAAGTTATAAAAGCAACCAAAAGTATCTTGACAAGTTACTTTTTTGTGCTATAATTAAAGTAACTTAAAAAGTTACGGAGGTGAGAAAGTGGTAAGAACAGACAAGCTTCGAGGAATTATATCCGAAAGAGGTTTAACACAAACAAAAGTAGCTCGATTAATAGGAATTACGCCAAAAACATTTTATGAAAAAATGGCAAAAGGTGTTTTTGGAAGCGATGAGATCGAGATTATGATCAAAGAACTTCATATAGAAAATCCGATTGAAATTTTTTTTGATCTTAAGTAACTTTTAAAGTTACTATATTAAATAACAGATGACTCAATTCCTTGCCCGATCGTTGATGCTAATCCGATTGCATAGGAATAAAAAGAAAACAACCCCGACACAGTTAGCTTCTTTTCAATATAAAAAACATTCACGTGATCAGGCAAGGAATTGAGTCATCTGGCGAAAGGTAGGTGATGTTATGAAAGATAAAGCAGACAAGACCTTTAGTATTGGTAATGGAACTGTTCATATTCACGGAACAGTTAACCAGGAAAAGATAAAGGATGCAACAACAGAGTTCTTAAAGGAGGTTGAACGAAGAAAGAGAAAGGCGAAGAAAGAAAAACAAGCAGTCTAGAAAGGTACATAACAGTACACTGCAAATTACAAGACAATAAAAACAACCCAAGAAACACAGACGACTTAAACACGCTGGTCAAATTGAATATGTCGCTATGATCCCAATCTATAGCATAACAATAACTGCAAAACATAAACAATTAAATCTCTTCTTGATATAAAACATTGACCTATAAAAAATTAAAAATTGAATATAGAACTGGCCAGCGTGTTTAAGTCGTCTGGTAACAAACAAAAGAAAGGTAAGGTGTATATTTTGGAAAATGTACGAAGATACGAGGTATACGAAGATCGTTTCGTAGAATCAAAGAAAAAGATTCAGAAGGCGATTGATCGTCAGAGAAAAATGAACAAGGTTCGAAAGAAGATTGAAAGGATGGTGATCTGCCACATCATTGGATTATTGTTTGCTGGATCAACAGCAACCTTGATGATTCCAGAGCTTATTGAAGCAAGAGGATATTTTGCATTCGGTGGCGAATGGATGCTGTTTGGTGTGTTTTATATCATTGGGTATTTAGGAATGAAATACATCAATGAGAGAGGAACAGAACAATGACAACAGGATACAAAAAAAGGTGCCCACAAAGCAGCAACTCCGTTAGGCACACAAATAAAAGTTCAGAAAAAATTATACCACAGATTAAGGAAGGAAACAAACATGAAAGATAAATTTTTAGCGAAATGCGACAATGCGGTAATCAAGAGCTGTCGATTTGCAGAAGTAGGAGACGAAGATAAAGCGTTCAAAGTGTTGGAAGATATGGCAGAAGAGGCAGTAACAGAAGTTCTTGGATATGTCAATCCAATTTCAGAACATACATCGGTGTTTATCGTGCCAGTTTTAAGAGCGGTTTCAGATGCTTTAGAAAAAGGATTAACTGACTATGACAAAGGAATTTCTGAATATATCGAATCATTCTTAGGAAGAAGTGTTAAATCTGAGATCACAAAGGAGGAAAATGATAATGGGAAAAATGATCTTGATCACACCAAATAATGATGTGAAAGAACTTGAATATCCAGATGAGGGACTTAAATCATGGAAAAAGTTGAAAGAACACATTGGAAACAGATGTGAGTTAATTGAACACGTACAGCCCAAGAGATTATATACAGAGATCGGTGCAGGAATTGAGGTCAAAAATACACCCGGATCAAAGGTAAGCATGCTCGTTGATGAAGAATTTTATTTTCACTGTGACAAAACCAAATTAAATAAGATAGCTTCATGGTTGTATGAGACCGATCGCCATGGATACCCGATTCTTGGAAATGCTTTGATCATTGGAGAGAAGTATGGAAATGCAGGAATTGAGTTTTGTGAAATGTCAGAAGAGCAGTTTAACTTGATCTTTCCAAGATTGAAAGATTGTGAGAAGAAATTAAAAGAAGAAAGGGAAAACATATGATGGAGAAAAGTAATTTACGAAGAGACTTAGGTCCTTATATTGAAAAGGCATTTTCAGATAAGGCAGAGATCAAAGAGAAAACAAAGGTGCTCTTAGAATTGTCTCAAATCTTCTTTGAAGATCTAGAAAAATTTGTTGGTCCTTTGGTTGATGAAGAAATTCCAATTGTTACAGGAGCACTAAGACTTTATGCTGACGAAGTAATTAAGTGTCAACTGGAAGAAGTGCAAATATTAAGCTATGGTTTTACGGAAGTTTTAAAACAACATACCAGAACTGATCACATAAGGGTAGATAGGAATGTCTAGCAAGAACATGATCGCTCCAGGAATCAAGCGAATCCAATTTGATTCCACCGATTCCTGGCTAAATGCTAGACACGGAATCGGTGGATCTGATGCATCTGCAGTATTAGGACTCAATCCATATAAAACCAATATAGAACTGTATTTAGAAAAGACAGGGCAGGGAACAGCTCCAGATATTTCGGATAAGGACTATGTGAAGTACGGGCATGATGCAGAGCCATTGCTTAGATCACTGTTTGCACTTGATCATCCAGAATACAAGGTTGAATACTTCGGAGACAACATGATCCGAAACGAAAAGTATCCATGGGCACATGCATCCTTAGATGGAGAGTTGACTGATCAGAATGGTCACAAAGGAATCTTAGAAATTAAGACAACTAATATCCTACAAAGTATGCAGCGTGAGAAGTGGAAAGATCAGATTCCGGACAACTATTACATCCAGGTATTGCATTATCTGCTTGTCACAGAATATTCATTTGTGGAGTTGAGAGCACAGCTTAAATCAGTGTGGCAAGGGCAGATCCAGCTACAAACAAAAGATTATCATATTGAGCGATCAGATGTAGAAGAAGATATTGAGATATTAAAACAGGCAGAAGAAGAGTTCTGGCAGAAAGTTTTAAAAAGACAGCAACCGAACTTGATTCTTCCAGAAATTTAAAAGGAGAAATTGTCATGAATCGATACGAAGAATATATGAAAGAGGTTCAGGAAAAGAAAAAAGAAAATCAGGCTATTGTAAATAAAATTGTGGAGATTTTAAAAGGCAATAACCTGACTGTTGAACATATTGAAGCCATCTTAAATATGACTCGTGAAGAGGTGATTAAAAAGGCGCACTTATAACAGAAATCAATAAAGGAGAAATACATGGAATTTAAGATATACAATCCGCAGGAAGAAGGATTCCTGAAAGAGATTGACTGGAATTATGAAGAATTAAAAACAGAGATCCAGAAGAAAGCAAACGACTATATGAATCTGGTCTATACAGCAGATCAGATCAAGGATGCAAAAAAGGATCGTGCTAATCTTCGAAAATTTGTAACTGCATTAGAGAACAAAAGAAAAGAAATCAAACGACAGGTCATGCAGCCATACACAGCTTTTGAAGAACAGGAAAAAGAACTGATCGGCATCGTTGATCAAGCGATTGGAAACATTGACATCCAGATCAAAGGATACGAAGAAGCAACACGGCAAGAAAAATTAGAGAAAATCAAGGGAATCTATTCAAAGACAATCGGTGATCTTGATCGCACGGTTCCATTTGAAAAAATCTATAAGGATTCTTGGCTAAATGTATCAACGACATTGAAATCTATCACAACAGAGATCGCAGAGATCAGAGATAAAGTTGACAGCGATCTGAAAGTAATCAATGCAGATACAAGTCCTTATGTTTTTGAAATGAAAGAAGAATATCTGAAAGCTTTTGATCTGAACGCTGCAATGATGAAGAAACAGAAGTTAGAGGAGACCGCCAAGAAGAAAGCCTTATTTGAGGAAGAGCAGAAGCAGAAGGAAGAGCAGAGACAGCAACAGTTAAAAGAAGAAGCGCAGAAAGTGGCATCTGCTGGCGAAAGTAAAGAAGCATCAGAGATGCCAAAAGAACCGGCAGAAGTTCCTAAACCTAAACGTACGGGAGAAAGAACATTAGCGATTACATTTCGTTGTGTTGTAAAAGAGCACAACTTTGATGAAGCGAATGCGAAGATCAGCATTCTTAAGAAAACATGTGAAGAATTTAAAATCATAAGTCAGGAGGAATTATAAGATGGCAGTTGGAAACAGTTTAGCAAAGAAAAGAACAGACATGTATCAGAACGCACAGGTTGCAACATATGAGGTTGCCGGACACAAAATTGAATTAACACCAGAGATTATAAAAAATTATATGATTTCTGGAAATAAAGAACGTGTGACAATGGAAGAAGTCATTATGTTTATGAATTTGTGTAAGCATAGTGGTTTAAATCCATGGGTAAAAGAAGCGTACTGTATTAAGTACGGAAACGAACCAGCAACAATGGTAGTCGGAAAAGAAGCTTATATGAAGCGAGCAGAACAGAATGAATTTTACGATGGATTTGAAGCAGGGATCATCGTAGTTGATAGTCGAGACGGTGAGGTTATTCATAGATCTGGAAGTTTTCGTCTGCCTACAGAAGAAGTTATTGGTGGATGGGCGAAAGTCTGGAGAAAAGATAAAGCACATGCATATGAAGCAGAAGTTGCGTTTGATGAATACGCAGGCAGAAAAAAAGATGGAACATTGAATAGCCAGTGGAAATCAAGGCCGGCAACAATGATCAGAAAAGTGGCATTGGTTCAGGCATTGAGAGAAGCTTTTCCTTCAACTTTCGGTGGTATGTATATTGCAGAAGAAAGCGGTTATGCAGAACCAGAAAACGGACAGCAGTATTTTGTTACAAGGGAAGATGAAAAGATTCCAATGATGCAGCAGGAAGATTTACCGGAAAGTACGGTTCCTAAAGAAGAACCACAGCCAATTCCAACCGAAACAGAAAAAGAAGAACCACAGCAGTTCTTTAAATAAAAGAAAGGAGCAACACGATGAAACATATTAACTTAGAACAGTTTGCAGGAGGGAAACTTTCAGTACAGCTTAATAAGGCATTAGAGAAGATCACTGAAAATGTTCAAGACCCGAACACTGATGCGCAGAAGGTCAGAAAGATCAATGTGTCAATCAGCTTCCGACCGAACGATGAAAGAAACTTTGTGGCAACTACGGTAGAAACAAAGTTAAGCCTTGCACCAGAACTTGGAGCTACAACAGCACTGAGTATGGGCAGAGATCTTCGCACCGGAGAGGTTGAAGCGGTTGAAATCTTTAACCAGATTCCTGGTCAGATGAATGTTGATGATGTGATCGACCAGGAAGAAGATGAAACACCGAAAGCTTTTGATCCGGATACTGGAGAGATCTACGAACCAAGCAACAAAGTGATTGATTTAAGAAAAGCAAAACAGGCATAAAACAGGAGGATACATAACAATGGATAATACATTTTTAAGAGAAGCAATCGAAAAGATCGAAGAATTGACAGACAGTGCAAGAGAGCCACACGTTGTAAAAATCGCAGGAAAGACTTATTGCGATAAATCTATGTCACGATATGACAGAGAAGAGTTTGCAGAACCATTGACAGCTACAAGTCTTAATTCTCTGATCGATTATATCAGTGGAAAGAGTGAAGAGTTAAGAGAATCTATGATCATTCATGTAGAATCTCCAACAAAAGTAAGATTACTATCTGGTCTTACAAATGAAAGAAATCGAGAAGAATTATTCCGCGTAGCTACAAATCCAAATGGTTTTGATTTCGATCATTACTATGATCAGGAAGCGTTTGTAATTAATATGCAGACTGCCTTTAAACAGAGTGATGAAACAGAACTGATTCTTTCAGTTGCTGGAAACGTAGAAAATAAAACAGTGGCCAACTATGGAGATGATGGAGTCAGCCAGAAAGCTACGATCACAAAAGGTATTGCAGGAAAAGAAGATGTGATCGTACCAAATCCAGTAACACTTCGCCCATATCGTACCTTCCTGGAAGTAGAACAGCCAGAAAGCAAGTTTATCTTCCGAATCAGAGAAGGTTCTGATGGGCAGCCAATGTTTAAATTGGTAGAAGCTGATGGTGGTCTCTGGAAGTATGAAGCTGTAGATGCTATCAAGAAATATTTAACAGAGAATTTACCGGAAGAACTGTTAAAAGTGATCACGATCATCGGGTAACAGTTATGGAGACAGTTAGATTTACAGTCCCTGGTGCACCGAAAGGAAAAGCCAGGGCAAGAACTGTCCGTAGTAAAAAAGGTGGAACATTCTCATATACGCCAGAAGGTACTATGCTATACGAGAATTTGATCAAGTGCTGTTACAGACAGGAATCAAACAATATCATTTTTAATGACGGACAGCCTTTAAAAGTAACGATCATAGCTTATTATCCGATCGTTAAGAGTACAAACAGGAAAAAGAAACAACAGATGTTGGAAGACCTTATGTTTCCAACGAAGAAACCAGACATTGATAACATTGCAAAAAGCATTCTGGATGCATTGAATAAATTAGCATACAGAGATGATACGCAGGTTGTAACGCTGCATATGGAAAAGCATTATGCAGAGGACCCACGAGTTGAAGTAGAGATAGAAGAAATCAAATAAGAAAAGGAGAATCGTTTTGGCCAGACAGAAAAAACAAGGCATCGATTATTTTTCTTTGGATTGCGATTTCTTTTCGGATAGGAAGATAAAGATCTTGAAATCCAGATATGGAGCAGACGGGATCACAATTTTCATTTATCTTCTTTGTGAAATATATAGAAATGGATATTACATCATTGTAGATGATGATTTTTACTATATCGTGTCAGATGATCTGAACATGAATAGTGATAAGGTGAAGCAAGTCTTGACATTCTTATTGGAACGGTCGATGTTTGATAAACAGCTTTTCCAGTCGGACGCTGTCCTGACTTCTGCCGGAATACAGAAGAGATTCCAGTTAGCAGTAAAAACAAGAGCTAAGAAGAATCCAATAAAAGTCGACAGGTTCTGGCTTTTAAATGAAGAAGAAACAGAACCTTTTATTAAAGTTACCCATTTTGAAGATAATTCTGAGAATAATACGGATAATTCCAAGAAAAATAATGATAATTCCCGAGAAGAATCCCTAAAGGAAAGTAAAGGAAAGGAAAGTAAATATTATTATAGCAATCCAGATCTGAACAGAGAGTTCTGTCTTTATCTTGATATGAGGAATCATACTGGACCAACATTATCTGCAGAACAGATCAATGCCTTGAAAGAAGAACTAGATTCTCTGGCTGAGAACGATTCTGATAAGTTGGGCATTGTAAGAAAAGCATTTGGTGGAGGATATAAGAGTTTCTTCCCTACATCAAAGAAACGGAAGAAATCAACACCGAAACAAAAGAAAGAAGAAACTATACACAATTTTACACAGCGAGAAGTCAAAGATTGTGATTACGAGAATCTGGAGAAGCAGTTGTTAAAGAAACAGTTAGGAGATGACATAGTGTATGGATAGGATTGAACAGACAATCAGTAGTGTTGAAGTTGCTGAGATGGTAGGTAAAGCACATAACAAACTGATGAGAGACATAAGAGAATACATTGATCAATTAGCACAGTCCAATCTTGGACACGACGAATTTTTCAATGAATCAACATATGTAGATAATAACAATCGAACTCGACCATGTTACCAGATCACAAAGAAAGGATGCGAATTTATCGCTCATAAACTCACAGGAATTAAAGGAACCGAGTTTACAGCAAGATACATTGAGCGATTTCATGACATGGAGCAGTTGATTGCAGATCATATACCGCAAGGAAAAGAACTATTAGCTTTGGCTGTCCTGGAAGCTAACAAGACAATTGAAGAGCTTGAGAATAAAAATACAGCACTGCTTGAAGATAATCAGCGTATGAAGCCAAAAGAAGTGTTTGCAGATGCTGTAACAGAAAGCGATACGTCAATTTTGATCGGAGAGCTTGCAAAGATTCTTAGACAAAATGGCGTGAAGACTGGTCAGAACAAGTTGTTTCAGTGGATGAGAAACAATGGTTATTTGATCAAGAGAAAAGGATCTGATTGGAATATGCCAACACAACGAGCGATGGATATGGGATTGTTCGAAATCAAAGAAACAGTGATCAATCATCCAAATGGTTCCACGAAGATCAATAAGACACCAAAGGTCACTGGTAAAGGGCAGCAGTATTTTATTAATAAGTTGCTTGCTGCAAGCTGAGAAAAAATGAAGCATCCGGTTGATCTCTGTCCGTAGCAACCAACAACCAAGATTGTTGTAAAAAAGTCGTAGTAATAGTCGTGGTAGTTGTGGGTTTCGGGATGATCTTAAGCGACAGGACGTAGAAAGATGATCACATATGCGGACAGAGATCAGCCGGATGGACTGAATTATATACCACACAGTAACTATTAACAAAACGCATAAGAAACAGCCAGTATAAGCCATGAGCCTGCTGCCTAAGGCAGTGGGCGGAAAGGAGAACTGATGGTAAATTACAGCAAAGGATTTAAACGCCGTGTTGTACAGTTATGGATCCAACATGGCATGTCCACAAATGAGATCAGTAGAACATCCGGTATCGATCATAAGACACTGATGAAGTGGTATAAGCGTTTCTACCCTGAGATAACAGGGGGGGGCAAACGAGACAAAGTGCAAGGATTTAAGATGGCACTATATAGGCAATTGTGCCGGATACCATAAGTAAAGGAGTACGATCAGACAGCTTGGTTCTTTACCTGAGGGATTCTTCAAGTAACTGTTAACCAAGCAATCAATACCAAACATATTTTTTCAGGTTCTTTTAAATGTAATTTCTCAAATATTAGATTTAGTTTTTTACAATTTTCCAAATCAAAAAACGAAGAATCACAAGACTTTATAAGATCGGGCAAAAGATAACAGATCAGCGATCAGAGATAAAGGCGTTGTATCAGGTAAAGAACCAAGCTGTCTGAGAAAACGATATGAGATATAAAGAAAATTTCAAGAAAGGAATGGTCCGGCTGATCATCTCAACAGGGATAAGCTACAAGAAGCTGTCAGAGCTGACAACGATCAGCCAGCCAACGTTGAAAAAATGGGATGATGAATACCGGCAGGAGTGCCTGGATGAGAAGAAGAGAGAAACCGAGAGACTAAAGAAGCAGGAAGAAGAGAACATGAGATGTACGGCGTGGCATCAGTATGGATCTGGTGCAGGTCGGTTTGAGTAGAAGGAAGATAAAATGACAGAGCAAAAAGAACAAGAAATCGTAGATAGAATTGAAAAGAGAGTTTTAGAAAAACTTGAAAAGAGTGTATGCAAAGAAGATACACAGAAAGTATTACAAGAACCAAGAAATAAATGGTTTAGAGATGCAAATGGATCAGGAACAGATTCGTTAATGGCAAATGCATTGGGAAATTCGTTCGTAGCATGGAGTGCATGGGAGCAGATTCGGCGATTAACATGTGTTGCTTGCTGAAAGAAATATGTAAGGCAGCTTACAGAAGATGATCATGCAGAAGAGGTGTGTGAGGAGATTTGCCAGACAATTTATGATATTGCAATGATGAGAAAGAAGGATGATCAGAATGGGGAAGATTGACAAGGAGCAAAAAGCCAGAATGGATGGAATGGCATACGCACTTAAGATAGCAAAAGAAAAAGGTATTGATGGGTTGGAGAATGAAATAAAAGCAAGAGGTATTCTTGGGGTGAATTTAACCGTTGATAGTAAGACGTTAAGAGAATCCTATGAAAGTATGTGTACTACACTTTTCCAGAATATGAAAACAGTATTTCTGCAGGTCTTGATCAAAGAACTTGGATTTGGAGAAAAACGACTCAAAAAGATAAATAAGGCGTATGAAGAAAAAACAATGGAACTGTTTGAATTTGATCCATATGGAGAACATTATGTGACTTTTGAAGATATGGCAAGAGAGCTGAAAGAAAAATATCATATGGATATTGAAGTTGAAACAGTAAAAGAAAATCAAGAGAGCTTTGATGAAAGAAAGGATAGAAGAATTTTACCAAACATCATTAAACTTTTGGAGCATGAGAATCAGCACGAAGCAGCAGACGTATTAAGAGAACATTTACATGAGGCGGTGGCAGTATGGTAAACAAGAAAGAATTTAAAGGCTACATCTGTGAGATCACAGGCAAGCAAATTAAGGACATGAAGCTGTGTCCGGACAAGGAGCAGAAGCTAAGGGTTCGGATCAAGTGTGACAAAGGGTGTGTCTGGTGTGAGAAGGAGAAAAGTTATGAGTGACGACTGGAAAGAGCAAAAGAAAAGACAAAAAGCTATCTTCACAGCGCAACAGAATCTGCCATATGAGGTGAAGGTAAGAAGGGCAGAGCTAAGAGCAAGAGAGTTTATACAAGAACTTGATCGCAGAGGAATGAATGCACATGTAAGTGTAGGCGGTTTGGATAGCATTGTGCTTTTGATGTTTTTAAGAAGTAGGGGGATCAATGTACCTGCAGTGTCAGTATCATCCCTGGAAGATAAAAGCATTATCAAAGTACATAAGCAGCTTGGAGTAATATCATTGCGACCAGGAAAACCAAAGACAGAAATCTTACAAGAGTTTGGTTTTCCAGTGATCAGCAAGAAGATTGCAGGACGAATTGACACGTTACAGAATCCAACAGATCGCAATAAGACGGTCAGGCACGCGATCATAACTGGAGAATGTGGAGCACAAGGACATTTTGCAAAGAATAGCCGGATGAAGCTACCGAGGAAGTGGCTGCAGCTGTTCGCAGGATACGAAAACGAGAATGAAGGTGTGAATTATCAGATTGCACCATTCAAGGTAAGTAATAAGTGCTGTTTATACATGAAAGAAAAGCCGTGCGAGATCTACGCAAAAGAAAACAACAGTGCACCGTTCCTGGGACTTATGGCAAGTGAAGGTGGACAGAGAGAAGAAGCATTAGTGGAGCATGGATGTAATTACTTTGGAAAATCAGTAATCCGATCAGCACCATTTGCACCATTCTTACGACAGGATTTACTGCAACTTGCATTAGATCTTGATGTTCCAGTACCAGAAATTTATGGAGAGATCGCAAGGAAAGCAGATGGAACGCTGTATACGACAAAAGCACAAAGAACAGGATGCTCGATGTGTGGATTCGGAGTGCATCTCGAGAAAAGACCACATCGATTTGATATGTTGAGAGATCGTAATGAAAAAGAATGGGAGTTCTGGATGTATCGATGTTGCGTAGATCAAGAAACAGGAGAAAGATTTGGATGGGGACGTGTCTTAGATTACATCGGAGTGAGATGGGAAGATAAATGGGAACCAGAGCCGGAGCAGTTGGAATTTCATTTTTGTTAAAAGAAGAAAGCGAGGATTTAAGTGTTAATAAAGATTAATGAGACACTTGTTGTAAATACACAACAGGCTACGAGGTTATTTGTTAGAAAAACATTTGACGAATATGGAGTAATGTTCGAAACATTAGATCACCTATATACTATTAAAAAATGCGCAACAAGAGCAGAAGCGGTGGAAGTGTTGGAAAAAATACTTAATCAGTACGACAGAGGGCAGAGAGTCATTAAGATCAGTAATTGTTAAAGAAAGTTAAGGAGAAGAGCAATGAAGAGATCGGAATTAGAAAAATACTTAGGGAAGCATGTCAGAATCACATTAGTCTACGATAAAGTAGAAGAAGGATACCTGTATAAGACGAGGGATGAAAAATTCAAAAGCAACCCGAATTTGTATTTCCCAGATAAGCGTTATTTTACTACAGAAACGGAATCTTCCAGAGAATCTAATAGCTGCATATTTAGATGCTCACATGTGAAAAAGCTGGTATTAATGGAAGAACACAGTAACTAGGAGGTATGTAAGTAAATGATGAACAGTAATATCTTAGACACTTGGAACCAAGAAAGAATTAAATATCAGATACGGTATGCAAAAAGCTGTATTAAATATCACAAAGATCCTAAGAATTTAGATAATAAAGGACATATGCACGAGCAGAGCTGGGTGTTGATCAATGTTTTTGGGTTATCATCAAAACAGGTTGAAGAAGTAGAACGAGAGGGTGGTTTTACATATGACGATATTGACAGTACAGAATTTGAAAGGTGGTGTCGATTATGAATTTAGAAAGAGAAAAAAAGAATTTCAAGGATCATAAAGCGACGTTTACAGATTTAGGGAACATAAAGATATTAGACTTTAAAAAACCAAATAGTTCGCATTACAGAATCAGATTTCTCTTTGAAGAGGATTTTTACAGATTGCATATTTCTGGCGATCTTGGAGAATTAATTGCAGCAAATTATTGCAATATGTGCTGGGATAAGTTTGAGGATTTCACAGACGATATCGGGTATTTTGATGAAAAAATAATCTGCCATAATAGACCAATTTTTGCATATGATTATGAAACAGCAAAAGCAGATGTTATGAAATACATAAAAGAATACGATCTTTATGATGAGGTTATAGACGATCAAGACGAGTTTATGTCAGAAGAAGATATAGTCGAAGAATTTTTAGAAGATGTCTTTGATGATTTTACAGAAGAAAGAGGAATCGGACACTATGGATATGAAAAGCTTTCAGAGATTGCTCCGGACATTTGTGAAGTCATTGATGATTTTGGTAAAAGATCGACAGGAATACTTGACTTATACATGCTGGCCTTCAAATTGGCGAAAGAACAATTAGAAAATAGCGAGGTGTAATGATGAATTTAGAAGAGATGAATTTAGAAGAAGCTATCGAACAAACAAAGGAATTATCAGCAAGGAAATACGAAAAAGCTATAAGATGTCAGTTTTGTTATGAGAACCCAGACAGAAACATGAGTTTTGTGTGTATGAATTGCTCGATAGGGTATGGACGGCTTGCGGATTGGCTGGAAGAACTGAAAGAGCTAAGAGAATACAAAAGAAAATACCGATGGCACGACTTAAGAAAGAATCCAGATGATGTGCCTAATGTAGAACAGCGAAGAAATGCATATTTTCATGTAGTGCAAGAGGGCAAAGAAACAGAACCTACAATATTACAGTATAAAAAAGACTTTGGATTTGGGTTTTACAACGACTTTGGTAATGGCCCGAAATTTACAGATGTAGATACAAACTTTACAAAACCGATTGTGGGATGGAAAGAGATTGAAAAATTTGAAAGCATAATGGAGGGATAATTTATGATCATTGGATTTTTAAGTGGATTATTCATCGGATCAGTAGCTGGTGCAACAGTAATGACTTTATGTCAGGCAGCGAAAGAGAGGGATGAGTTATGACAAGGGAGCAGAAGATATGGAGATTAAATAAGCATTGTAGCAGGCATAAATGCAATCAAGAAGAATGTAGAATTTATCAAGAATGTAGTGATAGTGCTGGCGAACTTCTTGAAACTTTAGATGATACAGAGATTGATAAATTGTATAACAAGCTGTTTGGACCATCAATTACCGATAAGCTGACAGGAGTAATTAAGGAGTGATACATAAATGGGATATCAAGATTGTCCATGTTTCAAGTGTGATCATGGCGGAGAAAGAGAAAAACGAGTTGAATGCCGAAGAAAGTGTACTGAATTTACTGCATGGAAGTTAAGTATGCAGGCAATAAGACAAAAGAAAAAAGGAGATAAAGACAAATACTATTCGACAACCAAAGGGAAGTTTTACAAAAGAAACCTGATGAAGCAAAAAGGTGGAAGAAAGATATGGTAGATCCATGCAAAGCCTGTGCAGAGATAAACTGCATGGGCATTTGTGTCGATCGGGCGCAATACAAACAAGAGTACCAGGAGATGACAGATCGGATAAGGCAGCAGATAATAAATCGTAACAGGAGGGGAGAACGTGGACAAGAACGTACTGATCCAATATTGTGACATGAAAGAAGAAATTAAAGATTTAAGGAGAAGAATCACAGAGACTGAAAAGCAGATCTTCAGAATTGCAGAAGAAGGAACGGTAAAAGACACAGTAAGCGGTGGCATGGGTGGAATACAGCATTTTGTGGTGGAAGGTATGCCAGTACCAGAACTTAGCAGAAAGAGGCTGCTGCTTAATAAACGAAAAGCTATGTTGATTGAAAAAGAAAATGAACTTCTGGAACTCATGAATCAAGCAGAAGAATATATAAATAGCATTGAGAAGAGCGAACTAAGAATGATGTTTAGATTTTATTACATTGATGGCATGACGTGGCTGCAGGTAGCACATAAGATGAATCAGTTACACCCTAAAAGGCGAGTAGCTTATACAGAAGACAGTTGTAGAATGAGAAATACAAGATTTTTTCAAGAAAATTAGAAAATGTTCGGTCACGTTCGCAAAAAATAGGCTAATATATAGGCTAGAGCGATTAGATGAAGCGATACTTCATAATTAGTCCTCTTCTTTTTACTTAATGAATGAACTCGGGTGATCTTCGGACCCCGAGTCTTTTTATGCCTATTATCTAAAAAATTAGACGATCAAGAAAGGAGAAGAACATGAATGAGGATATGAAGATTGGAGCTATTTTAGCACTGGAAGGAGTAAAAGAAGAATTAATGACAGTAAGAGCAGAATTGAGAAGAAAAGGATTTGAACATAGAAAAGGATTTACAACAATTGAAGCATGTATAGATGATCAGATGAAAGAATTAAAACAATGTTTTAACTAAGGACCTCTAGCTCAGTAGGTCAGAGCAGTCGGCTCATAACCGATCGGTCCGGGGTTCGAGTCCCTGGAGGTCCATTTAAGAAATAAGAAAGAAGGTGGTAATGTTTGAATGAAGAAAAAAACTACATATTGGCAGAATCCGATTATGTGGCCGGAATGAAGTATAAAGACATTGCTGCCAAGTATGAAGTTTCGATAAATACTGTGAAATCGTGGAAGAAACGATACGCATGGTCGAGGAACAAAAAGACAGGATGCATCCAAAAGGGGTGCACACAAAATAAAAAGGGTGCACACAAAAAAGAAGCCGTTGCAGAGGATGTAAGTCAAGTTGTAATTAACGATGAACTTACCGATCAGCAGCAGCTTTTTTGTTTGTACCAATCCAGAATGTTTAATTATACGAAAGCTTACATGAAAGCTTATCCAGGATGTACTTATGCATCTGCTGCCGTATTAGGAAGCAGGCTTATGAAGAATCCAGTGATCAGAAAAGAGATTGAACAGCTAAAGCAGAATCATATGAACAGGGAACTGTTAAAGCAGGAAGATATCTTTCAAAAGTACATGGATATTGCGTTTGCAGATGTGACAGATTATGTATCGTTTGGGCGAGAAAATATTCAAGTTATGGGTGCTTTTGGTCCAGTAATGGTAGAAAACAAAGAAACTGGAGAAAAAGAAGTTCTCGAAAAAGAAGTCAATACTGTGAAATTCAAACAATCTGAAGATGTTGATGGAACGTTGATTACGGAAGTGAAGCAAGGAAAAGACGGAGCGAGTATTAAGCTGGTTGATAAGATGAAAGCTTTACAATGGCTTACAGATCATATGGATATTGCTACAGTTGAACAGAAAGCTAAGATTGAGCAGATCAGAGCTAAGACAGAACAAATCAGACACAGTGGAACTGATACAGGAGAAGATGCAGTTCAATCTTGGATGGATGCTGTAAAAAAAGCGAGGGAATCAGATGGATGATAGAGTATTACATGATTTCCTTGTAGAGAGTATTCCTTTATGGCAGCAGAATCCAGTTCAATTTTTTGAAGAAGTTCTTTTTTTTTATCCAGATGAATGGCAAAAAGAAGCAGCATTTGCTTTAAGAGATAATTCAAAAGTAACGATAAAATCCGGACAGGGTGTTGGAAAAACAGGATTTGAAGCCGCAACATTGTTATGGTTTTTAAGCTGTTTTGAGAATGCAAGAGTTGTTGCAACAGCCCCAACACTGCACCAGTTGAACGATGTTCTATGGGCAGAGGTTTCAAAGTGGCAAAGTAAATCTCCGTTATTGAAGGAGATACTACAGTGGACCAAAACAAAAATATCTATGATTGGCAGCAAAGAACGTTGGTATGCAGTAGCAAGAACAGCAACCACTCCAGAAAATATGCAAGGATTCCATGAGGATAATATGCTATTTATCGTTGATGAAGCTTCTGGTGTTGCAGATCCGATCATGGAAGCAATCTTAGGTACTCTGACAGGATCAAATAATAAATTGCTACTTTGTGGAAACCCGACAAAAGCAAGCGGTACATTTTACGACAGCCATACATCGGATCGTAAATTATATTATTGCATCACTGTAAACTCCGCAGAGTCTAAAAGAACTAATAAGGACAACATTGATTCTCTGATCAGGAAATATGGAGAAGAAAGTAATGTTGTCAGAGTCAGAGTAAAAGGATTGTTTCCTAAACAGGATGATGATGTTTATATGCCTTTGGAAATGTTGGAAGCATCGATCATCCTGGAAGAGATACCACCAGCTGATATTTGCACTTTGGGAGTCGATGTGGCCCGTTTTGGTGATGATGACACAGTGATCGCAAGAAATATGAATAACAAGATCACACTAGAAAAGATTAGGCATGGTCAAGATCTAATGAAAACTGTAGGAGATGTTGTTGTAGAGTGTAGGAATATCAAGGAAAAGTTTAAATATAAAAACTTACTAAATTTCTGATTATCTTTTCATAAGTTGGTAAATGCCGATATATCCCGTATTTTAGGACTTTAT